AAAAAATCTTTTTTTAATTTAGAAGTAAATTTATTCGTTACACAGGACTACGAATTCAAGTCACCAATTTTAAAAGAAGGTATCAAAAAAATTGTAAAAAATATTTACACAAATAATATTTCCAACAACAAATATTTTGATTTTTCGAAATCAAAAAATTAAACAATACTAGCAATATATTTATCTTTTAAAAGGAAGAATGAAACAACTCAGAATTTTAGAAGCACATGAAACGGGGCACGGCATTTTGATTGAGATGGATGCTGGTTATGTTTCGCCGCGAGATGAACATAATGCTAATATGTTAAAAGAAGCAAAAAATTTAGATTATAGAAATCCTTTTGAATTTTATGCTGTACTTCAGAAATACGATACTCCGAATAGAAACGGAAGATTTTATCCTGAAAAAATATTGAAAAGAGAAGCCGACAGATATAGAAAAATAATTGAGAAAGGTTTATCTACTTCTGAATTGAATCATCCTGAATCTTCACTTATAGATTTAGATAGGGTTTCACATTTAATTACTGATGTTTGGTGGGATAAAAATATTTTGATGGGAAAATTAAAATTATTAACTACTCCAGGTTTTCATGAAAGAGGGATTGTTTCAAGTAAAGGTGATGTTGCGGCAAATTTAATGAGACAGGGTGTGACTATGGGGGTATCGTCGAGAGGGGTTGGTTCTCTAAAGAAAGTAGGAGAAAGAAATGAAGTTCAAGATGATTTTGAATTGATTTGTTTTGATTTGGTATCTTCTCCCTCTACACCAGGTGCTTACTTGTTCTCCGATGTAAATGACAGACATAAGTATGAAGAAAACCTCGAAGAAGAAAAAAAGGTAAAATCAGACCCTACCACAAACAAATCGCTTGATTTGATGAAAAAATTATCCGATTATTTAGGAAAATAATTTAACCATGGATGAAAAGTATTTTGTAGCAAAAATTCAATATGAATTGCCTGATGAAGCAACAGGAAAAATTAAAAAAATCAGAGAAGAAAAATTAGTAAAAGGTTTTTCAGTTACTGATGTTGAGGCCAAGGTAACCAAAAGATATCAATCTTTTTCGTATGATTGGCGGATAACCTCTGTTTCAGAAAGTAAAATTGATGAAGTTATAGAAAAATAAAAGTGGTCAAACGACCACTTTTTTTTTTGGTGATATTTATTGGTTATGGTAAAAAGAATTGTTGCATCAGGTAATATTGAAGGTACTGATTATGATTATTTATATAACACAAACAACTTTTCTTACTTTTTGCAATATTTGGACACTTACAGACCGTATGAGTTGAATTTTGCTGGATTATCAGAATTTCAAGATACTGGTGTTGAAACAAATGTTGTTTTTGACGTGGTTTTTAAAAACATAGAAGGTGTTAGTGTAAACGCAGTTGTCTTGGGTTCGGATTATAAAGATGTATTTAATTACGTGTCACAAAATTTGGGTAAAGTAATAAAAATAAGTAAATCAAATTTACAACTTACAAATATATAAGTCATGTTTCAATTAGCGGAAGGTCCTATAGGAGGTATTGAAGGTGGTGGAGGCAAGGGGTCCACAGGTTATTGGAATGTAATTTTAGAAAATGGAAACACCAACGTTTGGACAAATACTAACTCCGAGTTCGATTCAATTAAACAAATTACCCAAATTGAAAGTTATTATAAAGAAAATGGTATTACAATCAGACAAATGAAATTTGTTGATGGTGAGTACACAATTTGGGAAACTCCAAGAGATGCGAAATTTTATAGAGCAAAAATAAATTCTAATGACCCAAAAATAAAAAATAATTTACTAATAGCAGCAGAGAATTATGATGCGGCAATAACGGCAGCCCAAACCTTTGGAATTACAAAGTCTATTTCTGATAGGGAATTAATTTTTATGGGTTCAATAAGATAATTTTTATGGCAATTTATTTAGTTACAAAATTGGAAAATGGAAAAAGGAATACATTTGTTTGTGAAACAAATAATCTCTCTCCAACCAATTCTATTCCTGGAGAATATTTACAAATAAGTTATCAAAATGTTGATAGTCTTATAAATATGAATACAGAACTTCCAGTTTATATGACAATTTATTTTGATAGTTTCGGAACTAAAAAAACCTCATACATCTGCGGAAACTCATTCGATAGTGTATTTGATTTTCTTAGACGTAATTATGACGCCTCAGATTTTCAAGTCATAACTAAAACAAATTACAGTTGGTACGAAATTAGATAATATTATGGGTAATTATTTAGTAAATTGGACAAATGGAAGTTCTCAAGAGAATTTTTTAGTTATGGCCAATTCTTTTTCTTCTGCGGCAGACATCGTTTGGGTGAAAAAATCTTTCGAGGGTTCTATACAGTCTCTATATGCAACAAATCTGTCCATAGATAAAGAAATGGGTCGGAATGTTTATTATGTTGTTATGGGTGATGGTAGTAAATTTTTTATAACTTCAGAGACATGGTTAGATGCGAAGGGTTGGGTATATGAAACCTTGGGTTCAGATGTTGATACAATAATGTCTTTGGATAGGGTATATGTGTATTAAATTTTTTTTATTACTTGAAAATCAACTTTTTTGGTTTTAGGTAATATTTATAAGATAAAAATTAGATAATTTCTCATGCAAGAAAATAAAAATTTAGTAGAAGAGGCGCTCATTCAAATGAAAAACGTTGAAGAGGCTATCGCCGAGAATGCAAAAGGAATACTTGCTTCAACTATGAAGGAAGAAATCAACCAATTAGTAAAAGAATCTCTTTCTGAACAAGACGAGATTGAAGACGACGAAGTTGACATGTCTGATGAAGTGGAAGACACTGAAATGGACATGGATACTGATAAAATGGATGATTTTTCGGATGAAATTGAAATTGATTTCGAAAACGAACCCGAAACTCAAGATTTAACCGGTTTACCCAACGACGAACTTTTCAAAATCTTCAAACGTATGAATCCTGAGGATTCAATCACAGTTGTAAAAGATGGTAACAATTTACACATCACTGACGATGATTCTGATGTTGAATATTTAGTCAACATGGGTGAGTCTAAAAACAAAAGACAAACTATGAAAGAAGAAATGGAGGAAGCAACAATCGATGACATTATGGCTACTTTATTTGATGAACCAGAAACTGAAATGGAAGTAGATGTAGATTCAATGGATGATGATACTGAAACTGAAATGAATGTTGATGTCGATACCGACGATATGGAATCAGAAGACGAAGTAATGTATGAAATCGAACTAGGAGAAGATGACGATGAGGCTGATGATGAAGCTGATGATGAAGCTGATGATGAAGCTGATGAAATGGCTGAATCGGATGACTTAGAAGAATCGGATGACTTAGAAGAATCGGATGACTTAGAAGAATCTGATGACTTAGATGAGTCTGATGACTTAGAAGAATCTGATGACTTAGAAGAATCTGATGATTTGGAAGAATCAGATGACTTAGACGAGGGTAATTGGGAAGAATCTATAGAGGAGTCTTACAATCACAAGAAAGCGATAAAACCTAAAGGTGTTGGAATTGGCAAAGGTCCGAAATTCTCATATAAAACCACTACTAAAGGTGGTTTCAGTGAGGACAAAAAAGAAGGTCCTAAAACTATGGGAACTGGAAAGGCTAAATTCGAATACAAGAAAGGTGCTAATATGGAAGGTAAATCCAAAAAAGTTGAAACCAAAGAAGGTCGTCAGGGATATAAGGATAAAGAGGATGAAAAGTTGGGTATGAAGCATGGCAAAACTGCAATGAAACATCTCAAAGGTTCACACTCAAAAAAAGAAAAATCCCGCAGGGACGATGCAGGTTTTGAGAAGAGAGAAACTAAAGAAGCGGCTAGAACATACGGTATGGGTTCCAAAGAAGGTAGAGGCCTCAGAAAGGGCATTACCAACAACAGAAACTTCGTATATAGTGATAGCGGTGTAAAGGTAGAATCTCTTGAAGCAGAAGTTAGTATGTTGAGAGAAAAAAATGATGAGTATAGAAAAGCATTAAATGTTTTCAGAGAAAAATTGAATGAAGTTGCAATTTTCAATTCAAACTTAGCATATGCTACTAGACTTTTCACAGAACATTCAACAACTAAAAAAGAAAAAATAAACATTCTCAGAAGATTTGATGGAGTTGAAACTTTGAAAGAATCAAAAAATCTTTACAAAGCAATCAAGGACGAATTATCTACTGAGGAAACAAAACCAATAACTGAAGCTGTAGAAACAAAATTAAATAAAACAGTTTCTTCGGGTTCAGCAGTGAATCTTATTGAATCAAAAACTTATGAAAATCCTCAATTTTTGAGAATGAAAGATTTGATGAGTAAGATAAACTAAAAATAAATTAAAACAAAAATAATACTACAATGGGAGCATTATTAGAATCAGGTCTTGTTGGTAATATCGGTCTAAAACACCTTAAAGTTATCAAAGAAGACACAATCGGAAAATGGGACAAATTAGGATTCTTAGAGGGTCTTAAAGGTCACATGAGAGAAAACATCGCTCAGCTTTATGAAAACCAAGCTAGCTATTTAATAAACGAAGCTTCAACTACATCTGATACAGGTGCATTTGAAACTGTGGTTTTCCCTATCGTTAGAAGAGTATTCTCTAAATTGTTAGCTAACGATATCGTATCAGTACAGGCAATGAACTTACCTATTGGTAAATTGTTCTACTTTGTACCTAACATCCAGAACTATACAGATACTCCAACACTTGCTGGTGCTTCTGAGCACTACGCACCTTATGGAGCACCTAATGGTCCTGCAACACCTAACGAAGGGTATAATTACAACAATGGTAGAGACCTTTATGATAGATTTTATGAAGGTAATGAACCAGCGTTAGACCCACCAGGTTTGTTCGATTATTCGAAAGGTTCGTTTTCAACGATTACATCTGCTGTAACTTCAGTTGTAACTGCACAGTGGAATAACACAACGTTGAATCTTGAACCTGCTGCTTATGCTACTGATAACTACAGAAAAGTATTAGTAATCATGAGTGGTTTTGCAAATGCTGCAGCTGGTAAATTGATTGGACCAGACGGTAACCCAATCGATACAGAATCATTCTTGTCTGATTTAACAATTTATGGTGTTTCGGCAAACCCAACCACTGCAGGTGGTGGTCCTTACTTATTCAGAGTTGTTACTCAAAGATATGGTAAAGGTATAGTTCAGTATGGTGATAATAACGACACATTAGTGTGGCCTAATTCACTTACGGATGGTGGTCAATATGACAACATTTGTGATGTGAATGGTGACATTTATTTGGAAATCGACCTTCAAGTACCTGTATGTATTACATGTGGTAACTCAATGGACGGTTACACAGGGTCTACATTTTCTTCTACAACTGCGAACAACGCAGCTTTCTCAGCTACTTACAGATTGTATAAGAACTTGGAATTCGAAGATAAAATTGGTGAAGTTTCATTTGACCTTATGTCTGTAACAGTTTCAGTTACTGAAAGAAAGTTGAGAGCACAATGGTCACCTGAAATGGCACAAGACGTTGCGGCATTCCACAATATTGATGCTGAAGCTGAATTGACAGCTTTATTGTCTGAGCAAGTTGCTGCTGAAATCGATAGAGAAATCTTGAGAGACCTTAGAAAAGGTGCGGCATGGAACTTGAGATGGGACTACAACGGATGGAAGAGATTAGGTAATGGTACTGGTGCTGTTTCATACACTCAAAAAGACTGGAATCAAACTTTGATTACTGCAATCAACCAATTGTCAGCACAAATCCACAAATCAACTTTGAGAGGTGGTGCTAACTGGATTGTTGTGTCTTCTGAAGTTTCAGCAATTTTTGATGATTTGGAATATTTCCACGTATCAAACGCGGCACCTGAGCAAGACCAATACAACATGGGTATTGAAAGAGTAGGTACTTTAGCTGGTAGATACCAAGTTTATAGAGACCCTTACTTCCCACCAAACCAAGTATTGATTGGTCACAAAGGAACATCGCTTCTTGACACTGGTTACATTTACGCACCATATGTACCTTTACAACTTACTCCAACAATGTATAACCCATTCAACTTCACACCTATCAAGGGTATCATGACTAGATACGCTAAGAAAATGGTTAATAACCGTTTCTATGGTAGAATCACAGTTGATGGAGTTAGAACATTCGATTTGAAAGAGTTGAGATAATATGGTCTAACCGAAAATATAAAAGGGTCCTCAGGGACCCTTTTTTTATTTTTTAGATATTTCAGAGTTCAAAACCGATAGTGATTTGGAAATAAGTTCGGTTTCAATCATTGTAAATGCTCCTTTATCATACGCATACTCTAGTGATTTAGTAATAAAAATGATTGATTGTTCTAGTGTTAAATCGTTTATTAAATTTCTTAAATCTACAGGAGAATTATATCCAATAGATTGAAACAGGTATCCGATTGGTTGATTGTTAGCTTCCATATTAAAATTATGAGATATTTATAAATAATAATTGATTTCAATGAGAAAAACAATAAAAGAAGCTACAACATCTGCTAGTTCAGGTAAATTCAAAGTACCTGTGGTTTTAGCGCCTCAGATTTGGAACGATAAACAATTAGGTCCTTTCACTAACAAAGTTTATGATTATGATAATGCGGAATTGGCTTATGAGGAAGCGGATGGTGATTATTTAGAATCTCCCGAAGAACGAGAAAGGATTGAGAGAAATACGGATAAAATTTCTCAGGTTGATATGTATTTAAAAAAATTTTATACTGGTCAAAATGATGAAGAAGGTTCGGCTCTAAATCCTACAATGTCGGGTCTTCCCCCTGAGGATGTAGATTTTATAAATCAATCGTTGGGAGAACAATTGATTAGAGAAGATTTAGCCGTTTGGTTTGGAACTAAAAAAAAACCAAAAGGTAGTAATCAACCTAAAGGGCCTTGGGTCAATATATGTAGAAAAGAAAATGGTAAACATCCTCCTTGTGGTAGAAAAAACGCCTCATCAAAGGGTTATCCCAAGTGCAGAGCAGTTCATGTTGCATCAAAAATGAGTGCGTCACAAAAAAGAGCCGCATGTCAACAAAAACGTAAAGCCGAAAAAAGTGACCCTAAAGTTGGTAAAGGTAACAAACCAACCATGACATCTTACAAACCAAGAAAAGAATCCTTGGAAAGATTGATTAGAAAAATTATAAGGGAGAATTTTTAGTTGTTTTTTTCAAAATATTCTCTAAAGAGTGTTGGATATTACTTCTCATTTCTTTTTCGAGGGACTCTCTTCGATTTTCTAATTCCATATCGAACAAGTCTAACAATTCGTTGTACAATTCGGAATTTTCTATATAAACACTATAACTGTAAACGTGGTTGATTAGGAATAGTGTTCTTTGATGAATAACAACGAACATTCCAAAATTATCGTTTTTTATAAACCTTTTCAATGACCGTGGAGCGAAGGTCAATCTAGAGTCCGATTCTTTAATCAAATTTTTACAAATACCTATAGAGGTTTTTTCTTCGTAGGTTACTTCTGGTCTTGGGTCAAATTTTTCTTGAAGATATAGATAAACTTTATAAAGAAGTTTGGGTAAGTATCCGACAATTTTCTTTTCCATACAACAAAAATAAGGTGAAAAAATCAATTAACAATAAGAACCTGAACAATGTTTTTTTCCGTCCAAACCTGGCATTTTTCCTTGACATACTTGGACGGCATAACCGTTCGAATATGCTGAGGGGTAAACTTTGAATTTCGATTTTGCCGCTGCTTTACCTCTTGCACAAAGTTTTGTACCTGTTTTTTTTCTACCCTCATTCAAACTTGGTTCTATGTTGCTAGATGTCTTTGTCTGGTTCATCATGAAATCGAATACTTGGTCCATATTCTCTTTTGCAACAGTTATATGGTCATCTGCCCAATCGTGACCTGACATAAGAATCTCGTCAACCACTGCAGGGTCTAAATCTAATAACAAATCGGCTTGTCTTTTTATTTGTTCTAAATTGCTATAGAACATATAATTAGTGGACTCTTGTTCCTTTATAACTTTATTTACTAATTTTTTTATATCTTTTTCTGTTAGTTTAATTATACGTTTCATTTTACATTCACTATATTAAAAGTTAATTGTTTCTTATAAGTATCTTTCTCTCCTGAAGTATTCACTTGGATGTCCACATAATATTGGTTCGGTATTTTGTCTCTCATATCAAATATAAAATAGTATTCGTTGGGAGTTCTATTTATGGGGGTCCAATCTTGTACCTGTACTTCTGTTGTTCCTTCTTTTACATAAACCCTATAAAATGCCGAAATGTTTTCCAATAAAACTTGACCTGTAAAAGCCTTTTTGATTGTTACACCTACCTTTCTAATATCGGTGTTCAAGATTTGTTCGTTTTGTAGGATACCGTAAAAATCAAAACCATATATAGAGGGTTCTTTTGATTGTGAACCTATTTGTATTCCGGCACTATATTGTTGTAATATAAATTGATTGGTCACATTAGGAATTGATTGTCCGTTTATAGTTAAACCTGACCATATGTCAAAATATTCACAAGGTGTGGCACCTGTAAATCCGTCGGGTATGATTACCTCATATACACCTTTGGTTCTTAAACAAGTTGACAGAGAAGCCATACCACTAACAGCAACTCCAAGTCTATCTTCAATCCTAACGAACGGAAGTGTATCTAAATTCGATAAATCTCCATTTTGATATACATAGAGATATAATTTATTTTGTTGGTTTTTTAAGAAGATATTTCTATCATCCTTGATGTAGTCATCGTAGTTGGTTAAAAGGTATGGTTGATAAAATGTTTGAGTATGTCTTGAGAAAAAAGCGACGGAATAACTGTCCGTCAAACCTGTTATATTTTCGACCTGTGGAAAATAAGCTATACCCCATCCAGTGACCCCTGTTATAGTTCCATCTAAAATTCCATTTATTTCAGATGTCATGTCCATGTTTATATCTTCATTTCCAAATTCAAAGTGTTGTTGGTCTATAATTGTTAGTGCTGAGAAATTCACAAGACCAAGATTCCGGTTATTATAAACTCCAGGTTCAGACCAATCATCTATTGTTGTTGTCTGGTACCAATTTGAAGGTCTTGTAGAAAAAGCTCTAGGGTCAACATAGGTTAGAGGGTTTGCTCCCCCTTGTGCACTATTTTGATTCAGATTGAAATCATTATAATCATATCCCACTCCTTCGTCCCAAGACTGTGTGGAACCCGTAGTTCCACTAAAAAGTGGTATTCTGAACAAAAATAAGTCAAATGAGCTAGCCCTTCTCCTTTCGTTTGACATGAACGTATTTAACAATTCATTATCAAATGATGAAGTATTTGTCATTTTAAGAGTATGTGTCAAACCACTTATACCTGGTGTACAACCCGTGGATATAACTCCACTTTGTATATTTGAAATTAAAAGAGATAAATCCAAGTCAAATAAAAATCTTGTAAATCCGTAGTTAGGTATTACAAAATCAGATGCTCCGAAATTTAATTCAACTACAGGATTTCTTCCTGTGTTTACATAAGAGTTGGAAATAATAGTATTATTTTTATCAATATAGGACCTTAAAATTGACATTACTTTTCTTTATAAATATCAATTCAATCGAATATTTGAGTTCAATATTTTTCGTCTTGCACTTTGCATCATTCGGTCCAAATCTTCCACCTGAATTCCTGATTGAGTTTTTGATACAGGGGTTAGTCCTGGATATGCGTGAGTATGGGACACTAAGAAATTATAAATCAAATTTATAAGTTCTAATAATTCTTCACCCCTTACCATACTTGAAGTATTTGCTTGAATGTTTTCTGTGAAGGCTGATTCAGGGATTCCATATATCGTATTTGCAAAATTTATTTTTTGTTTTCCTTCAATGTCTGAATCTTGTGATAATAAATAAATTTTTTGACCTCCCAAAGCAGCGAGTGTGTTGGGTTGATACACGAAATTACTAGTTTTCACTTCTTGAATTTGAACTTTAGATGGTAAACCGACAGTGTCCTTTTTCCAAATTAAACCATAACCACCAGGGTCTGCTGTGTTCAATTTAGTCCCATTATAAACTATTTTTAAATTTTTCTTGGAGTTTACATTTACGTTTGATAGACCTGAAGATGGATTTATAATGTTATACATCTCAATAGTAGGTCTAAAGAAAATTGGAAATTTATTTATTGATTCAGAAAATAGTTGAGCTCCTGTTCTACTTACATTACTGTCGTTACACGTTCTTATATAGGAATTTATAAATTCTATAGTATCAATCATAGAAAGTTGGGTGAAATTTTCAGTGTCGATTAAAAATTTATCCGCAATTGAAACTTCTGAAGTTATGGTAAAATTATCAGTATTGTATTTAACTGATGGTTTTAGTGAATACAGATATACGGAACCATTAAATTTATTCGCATTATTTTCAGGATTTGTTATGACCCATTCTATCAAGTAATTTATTAAAAGTGTTATTGGAGTGGTAGATATAATTTTTTGAGTTTCTTCACCTGACTTTGTTCTATCGAAATTTGAAAGTTGCAAGAAAGCTCTGTTAGAGTTAGAGACCGCAACAGTGTTTGATTGGGGTGGCTCCGAGAATTTACCTGCACGTAAAATCAATTCATTTTTTTTGACAATCAAATCCGCACTACCTCTACCTAAAAGTGCGTTATCTAAAGGTTCGGGATAAATTCCAGCTTCAGTTGGGTCATCCCAATTTCCATCTTTCTTTTTTAAATTTCTCGGCGGTTTGACTTGAAAGCCTGTGCCTGTGTTATAAGAACCCGAAGCATTGTAAGTAAAAAAGGTTGAGCTTGGAGAGAAAAAATTACTTTGTATGTAAAATTGATTTTGAAATTTAAAATCAAAATTCATAAACATAATCTGAATGAGCTCACCTACTTCGGGTACTTGATATAAAAAATAAGGTATTAAAGGAGTAAAAATTAGAGGGTCTTTTTCAGTCCATGCATCCGCAGAATTACTCCAATTCTCAACACTTTTAAGTGTATCAGGTAAATTTATAGTGTTGATTTTAGCCCTAATCCTACCAAGCATAAGTGGGTCCTTGTTGTCCAAAACCGTTCCTTGATATAGTATAGATTGACTAGACATTTCCTCTTGATTGGTATTCTTTTAAAAATTTATTATATAGGCCCTCTACCGAATCCAACTCATAAGTAAGTGTAAGAATTTGATTTTTTATTTTTTCAAATTCATTAGACAAATTAGACAAATGTTCGATTAAACTTGCATTTGAAAGTTCTTTCAAACGTAGGGCATCATTTGTAATATTTTCTTTAATTTGTTCCATAGTTATCTCGGAATACTCCAACAGAAACCGTTAAAACAGTAGGTATCATTTACACCTTGTTCTATCTGATTTTTTCTTTTTCCTCTATGTGTTGCATAGTTATAGAGTAACATCAAATTTGGTGTTCCATCAGGTAAGGCATCTGTTGGTAGTCCTATCTCTTGAAGATATTCTATTGTGTTTATGAAAGCACCCTCCGCAGATTCACCTGGTAGAAAATCAGACAAAATTGCCAATGCTAAAGGTATTTTACGCCTTTTTCCCGGTAGTTTTCTTATTATGTTTATGATGTTTCTGATTTCATCAATAAGAGATTTACATTTCGTATAATCAAAAATTCCTTGTGTTATTTGAGCCGCTATGTCTATTCCTGCCTGTACTAAAGCTTTTGTTTGTGCTGTTGAATCTTTTAATCTGTTTGCAACAATTTCATTCACAACTATTTTTATTATATTTATTAATTCTCTTTTTAAAGTTTCAAATAAAACTTTTATAAAAATTCCACCAATTCTTGATACAACTTTTATAACGAAACTTGTAAATTTTTTGATAAAATCTACCGAGTCTGTTATGATATTTGTATTAGCTGTGTTGACTTGATTTATTTGGGTTACGGCTTGGTTATAAGATAAATTCTTTTCACTTTCAACAACACTCAATAAAATAAACACGGGTAAAAGAACTTTCGGGCTAAGAGCAGCGCATGCCACAGCTATAGCCATGTTTTTTATTATTCCCTCTGAAATTGTAGCTTCAGCGTTGAAACTTGCCGGTAGATATATTTTCCAATCAGGATTCTCAGACAAACTGTCTATGATGTTTTCCATAGTAGTAATTTGTTCTTCAAAAGTCTGACCTGAGACGGTATTTTTAAAATCTAAGCATTGATTTGTTAGATTATTGAAATCCACAGGAAGTTTCACGTTTTCACAATCGGCAAATTCTATAACGTTATTCTGAACATTATTCACCTCGTTTTGTATTTGTCTCAAATCCTGTTCAGTAAATTCAAAAAATCTATCGTCAACTCCATCAAGTTCTGCAACTTTAGAAAGTCCACTTACGTCAATTTCCTCTTTGGAATCAAAACACAAACCTAAAATTCTAGCAAGTAGTGTATAAAATTTTGATTGACTATCTATCGGACCTGATGATGCGGGAACTTTCATGTTCATAAATTGAGATATGAAATTCAATACTTGTGGTATAAGTTCTGTTGTATCAAAAAGTTTTATTGTAGAATAATAATCTTCTAAAAATTCACCAACTTTGTTTACTTCTGAAGCAATTCCTTCTCTGTCAATGAGTGCGACTCTGTAATAATTTCCTGTTACACCAAATTCGTTTGTTGTTGTATATTTTATATTGAATAATTTTTGACCACTACTTCCTTGATAAAATTTACCATTTTCCTCAAAAAAACTTCTATTGTTATTATTTAATAAACCACTTAAAGTTCTGTTGAAAGGAAAAGGAACCTCACCTCCGTATGGTCTCATGATATTGTCTGCTACTGTAGGGGGGTAACTTTCGTATAAAATTTTCCCAATGGGTTGGTCAATATTTTGTTTCAACATTCCATTTGCCAATGTAATTGCGTCTAAAGACTGAACGGGTATAAAAATTGTGGAGTTGACGGGTAATAAATCTATATTTTGTGCACTTATTGCTGTGTTGGCTTTATAAATTTGTTCTTGAGAACAACCTAAAGATTTCAATGCTTCCTCAGCTATAATTTTTTTAACTTCAGATTCTGCTTGGACCGCTGACCTTAGTATTAGATTTCTGATTGCTTTTTTACTAGGTCCACCAGTACCTCTTGTCAAACCAATCAAATCATTCAGAGCATCCATGGAGGTTGGAACTTTCCTTTGGAACCTCTTTTGTTGTTTGTTGATTTTATTTAGTTGTGAAGTGGTCTGATTTAGAGATTTAGTCAATGGATTTGTTTGACTTTTTTCTAAATCTTTCTGTGCTTTTAAACTTTCTATAAATGCGTTTACAGCACTGATTCCTTTACCAGTTTCTTTTGTGGAATTTGAGAGGTCTAAATTTCCTAATTCTGCCATCCGAGTTACATTTTATATAGGCCATCATCAGTGGAAACATCTTTCTCAATTAAATTTTGTATCATTTCATCATCCAAATCTAAATCAGTCAATTTGAATGATTCATTTGATGAATTTGATTTTTCCCAAATGGTAGATTGAAGTTTAGAAAGACTCAATTTTTTTTCGACACAATCATTTACAATTTTTTGTTGTTTTTCTATTACAGGCCCTATAGTGGTCATGTCTTCAGGGTCTTTTAACATTGTCAACATTTTGTTTTGAATTCTTATTGCAGTATTTCTTTGTTCTACAAGTTCATTATAAATTTCTTGCATCAACGCTAAAATTGAATCTTTAGTAAAATTTATTTCTTTTTTTTGCGGCCGTGGCATAACAATAAATACTTTTTAATCGTTTTTCATTTTAGTTTGAATGGAGACGTACAATTTTTTAAATTTTTTTATTGAACCCCTTATTTCTTTTGTGCTCAGATTGGTCATTTCTCTTAGAGAAAGAAGAATAATGTTTTTGTTAAATTTGTTATTTTCTCTTCCCGTGAAAATTGTTTCATAGTTATAAAATAGGTCAATAAGTGCGTACCCTAATTTTTTTTCATTATCCGTCAAAACTTCACAATCAACATATTCTTTTAGTTTTTCTAAGTAGGTTGATATTACTAAATTTGTATCCAAGTGGTCTTCATCTATTCGATAAATCATATCAGGACGTTCCTCGATTGTTGAAGATATGTCTTCGTATGATATCTTCCTATTTGTTTCTTTTTGGTCTTTTATTATTTGACCCATCAGATAATTTTTACAAATAGTACCGAAATATGAATAAGCCTTTTTGTTTTTAGAAGGTTTAAATTTATCAACCTTTGTCATCAGAAAAGAATGAGTGTCGATATGAATTTCTTCAAAATCCATATCTTTTCGATAGAGCTTATATCTTCTAATAATAGAAGAAATCATTTTATCGAGAGGTGCTCTTAAAAACTCATTATAGATTTTATTTTTTTCTTCGGATGATTCTGCAATTAGAAATTTTCTTACTGCAGTTTCTTCTCGAACATCAAAATAATTTTCTTTTACGGCCTTTCTACCTCTTTTTTTTAACGAAACATCTTCTGTCTTACCTGAAATGGTTTCGGACATTATTCATTTGTTGATTCATATTTTATGGCTCTGTCATCAACAAAAAAATATTCTTGTTTAGCCGTTTTTATCCAAAATCTTACTTCATCTTCTAACATTTTATCCTCACCATATTTGTAATTCCAAAATAAAGAACCCTCTCTCAAATTTGTATGTTTATAACCTAACTTAGGTATGGTCATTATTACTGCTGAGTTATAAGTAAGTCTCAAAAGGAATTCATAAACAAAAGTTAGTTTCATTGAAGGTTTCATATACCCAAAATCTTCCAATATTTGTTTTTTGATAACACTTCCAGAAGTTTGAAAATTTTGGTACTCCTGTAGAGTATCGTTTGTTAGAAACCCAATTTCTTGTGTAAAGTTAGCTGCGAAAGTTGCTTCATTAGTAAAACCCGCAAACACACCCTTTTCATCAGTTTCAACTACTACAGGTAAAAACACTTGTACTTCAGGAAATGAATCGATGTATTTTTTTACATTGTCAAACCAAATATTGGAATATTCATCATCAAATTCAAAAATAGAAATCCATTTACCACTACTCTCCTTTATACCTTGATTTAATTGAGATGCGAAGTTTGGTGTTTTTTCCCAAACTATAAGTTTTACATTCAAGTTTCCGAAATCATAGGATTTTAAAA